CTTAGTCACAGCGTCAGTCGCAGCAACGGGCGTACCAATATCTGTTAGTCGTGCAGTGTTAAAGTCTACCGTACCTGTTAACGCAAGATTATGTAAATTGGTAGTACCAGATGTCGCCGTAACATTGCCCGTAAGATTTCCTGTGACATTCCCCGTGACATTACCCTGGAGATTACCTGTTACGTTACCTGTTACTGCACCTGTTAAGTCACCTGCAAAGCCTGTAGTAGCCGTTACGGTAGTTCCTGTAATGGCTAAAGCAGAGCTACCACCTATAACCATACCGTTAACTGTACCGCCTGTGAGGACGGCATTACTAGAGTTTAACGTACCGTTAGCGGTGAGTGTGCCTGTGACAGTTCCAGTAGCAGTAGTAATAGAGCTAGGATTAGTTCCTAGTTCTACAATCTGAGTAGAATTATTCTCTGTAAAGATCCGCTTGTCAGTTACGTTAACCGCTAACTCGCCTTTAACCAAGTCACTCGTACTTGGTACGGCTGATGCGGTAGAGCTATTCTTGGTAATAATTACTGTCATGATTTATCTCACCACTTAGTCTTGTGACTCCAATAACGAGCCGATAACTTTGAAGGGGATGCGTCTTGTGCGTTATGCCTAGCGTAGTAAGATTTCTTTCTAGCTTTATCTTTGGCAGTCTTGGGATTTTTCCCTGCGCCTTTAACGCCCTGTTGTCCAAATCGGATAGTCTTAATTTGGTCACCTTGTTTAGCCACAACAACATGACTCTTGGTGGGATGACCAGGAGTACGCTTTGGTTTGTTAAAACCAGAAACGCCAATCTTTTTTAATCGGGGGTCTTTCATAAAGAATAAGGGGGCAGATTACTCTACCCCCCTCCTCTATTAACCATTTACAGCCATTATGAAACCGCTGTCAGGACGATAAGTCTTAACACCGTATAATGTGTCAGCAGTATAAAGAGTACCTAAGAACTCTTGCTTATACTGAGTCTGTGAACGTATGCCTAGCTGCTCTGCCAAGATCATTGTATCGTTGTGAACTAGCATAGCTGCTCGGATTTGACCACCTGCTGAGTTTTGTGCAGCAGTCTCAGTGATCGGGCAGTTAGTAGAAATGAATACATCGATGCCGTATAGGTTACCGATCTTTCCATTTTGTACAGGCTCACCGCTTACAAAGTCAGAAGAGACATATCGGTCAACGCCCATGATTGCGTTACGCAATGCAGGAGGTATTACGAATGCACGATTATCCATAGGGACATCAGCATCATCTTGCTTCTGAATAAGGTCACGGAAACATGCATCTGTAAATACGTCTGCTGTTGTGACTGTGTCGTCGGCGTATGCGGTTAGGCCAGTTGACGCATCACAGAAAAATGCAGCAGCAGTATTAGTCCAAGCAGTACCGTTACCAGTACCGAAAGACTTACCAAGATCCATGAGGTCTGTATCGACCTGACGGGATAGGGCATAGCCTGCGTCTGAAGTGTAGAAGTTACGAAGACTTGAAAGAGCTTGTGTCTCAGTAATGTCCTCAATAATGCGTGAGTATTCGTAGTGCTTGTCTATTGCAACTTGCACTTCGCCCTCAGTAGCATTCTGAATTGTTACCGCAGTAGCAGAAGCCTTAACGTGAGCATCTCCACGAACTGGAGCAGGAATGTGAAAAATATCGCCTTTCTTTCCTGTTACGCTCATCTTCTTAACAATGTTTGCGAGAATTAAATTCTTCTCATATGCCGCACGAATTTCGTCCGACCAAATTTCTGGAATAAATGTAGCGGCACTGGTATTAGTTACCGCACCGCCCATATTGGGATAGGTTGAATCAGTCATGTCTTAGATCTCCAAAAGGTTATCTAACCCTTTTTTCAGCATATGCGCGTTGGATTTCTGCCTCCATAGCCATATACCTTTTTGGGTTAGTTTTCATTAGCTCAATAATGTCTGCCCTTCTATAGATCTTTTTGCGAGATGTCTCTGAACTACCGTTAGCACTACCAGTTGATGCAGCATTAAGAGTTTGCTTACGATCTTTGCGTTCAGTCTCTACGGCTCTTGTTACTGTTTCTTGAGTTGATTTCCAATTGTTAAACAACTCATCCGCAGCATTGTAGTCGTATCCACTGTTTGCTCGATTGTACAACTCTTTACGAATTTCACTGCCTACAACCCATTTTTGAAACTCTGGGTTGACAGCAATTTCCTTCATGTCAGGATGCTTCTGCTGTAAAGCGGTCAGCGTCTGACTCTGTTGCATTTGCTTCCCCAACTCCTCTAACTGCTTGATAGTAGGGTGGTTAGCAATCTTCTGTTCTACGGCCTTGTCAGGCTCTGCAAAGAAATCTATTTCTTCGGCTTTTTCCTGTTCCTTGACTTCGCTTTGCTTGAGAATGAAATCATCAACAATCTTTCGTAGTTGACCCACTTCCTCACCTTGGCTGCCCATTCTAGACTCAGCCTCTTGGTGCATCTTTACCAGTTCTGCGGGAGTTTTACCTTGGTATTGCTCTGGCAGTTCTGGTTGTGGTTCTTCTACATTAGCTACCTCTTCCGAGACTAATTCACTTGTTTCTTTATCATCTACCTCTTTTAAAGGTTCATCAATAATTTGCGCCACTATTAAACTCCTATGGAAACAAGACCAACATATAAGCTACCCCACAAGGGACTTACGAATCGGCTACCTTGCGTTCATGTTTTATCTTCTTCTGTCTATCTTTAGCCCACTTCATAGTCGCTCCAGGAAAGTGACCAGAAATAGGATCAAGTGCAATCTTGACAGGTGAGATAATCGTACTACTCATCTTTCCGCACGTTGGACAAGGACGCTCTCTAACTTCATCAAGCTTTACAAAAGCCTCATGTATATGCCCATCAGCACATTTAAAGTTAAACAGTAACACTGCTACCCTCCTTGCGGATATGATCTATCGTAGATTCTAAGTTGAGAATTAAAGATAAGATGTTTAACTGACCTTTACGGAACATTAAGTCATCGTTATCTTTTGTGGCCTCAACGGAATTTATATTAACTGCATTAGCTCTAAGCTCATCTAGCAGTCCTTTCCATCCTTCGGTCATAAACATATCGGCCAAAGAATCGTAATACTTTTCTGTTTCTTGATCCATTAAGACAATGCCTTAGCAGTTTCAAGATTTAATTTCTTTTCTTTCAATACAGTATCTGCCACTTTGAGCCTTCTTTCAAACTCTTTGTCATCCTCAGTACCTACCTGTAGGTTAGTGGATACTGCTTTAATTCTGTCATTCTCAAGCTCTACAGGGATAGCTTTAGTCTCTGCTGCTATCTTACCTGCTCTTGCCTGAGACTCCGCAGCCTGTCCGTTAAGCGCATTTGTTTGCGACTGTTGGAACTGGAACTGCGTTTGTTGCGCTAGTTGCGCTGCTTCTTGAGCTTCTGGGCTAGGCTGTCCTGCTTGCTCTAGCGTGGCTATTAGCTCTTCTCTGTTGCTTAGATTCATATTATCTATAATAGATTGAATCAAAGAAGGATACATTGGTGAGTCAGCAGGCATGGTTTGTAATAACTGTACTAGCTGAGTTACCTCGTATTCTCTGGCGATTATACCCAAAGAAGACGTTACCTCAAATACATAATCCGCAACAGGATAGATCTCTGGCTCAAACTGCATATAACGATGAGCAGCCTTAGTAATAAACGGAATCAAGAAAGAATCTTGGAAGTTAACCAAAGTCCTCTTATGTCTTTTGATAATAGCACCTAGCGACATACTAATGCCTGCTGCTGTCGCCTCGCCATTGATAGACCCTGGAACACCCGCAGAATCTATAGCACCTGTTGCTGTTTGAACCATTCTTTGTAATTCAGCAGCTTGCGCGAATGTAATTTGAGAAACTTGCCCAAAGTTAAATGGTTGTAATACTTCCGCAGGATTACCGTTGGTTAGTATTATTTTGCCTGGAGCTACCGTAGGATTAGCCCCGCGAGGTAATCTGGTTGCGTCCATTGCCATCATTGGGTGTACTGTTAAAGCTAGTGCGTCTATTCTTGCTCTAAGCTCTGCATCCAATGCTTTCTGAGAGTTGTATCCCTTTTCGCAAACGCCCCGACCCCAGAATCGTCCAGGGACTATATCCCACGGGAATGCGACTACTGGTCGGTCTTGCATCATATACGGGTTCATCTCTGCC